AGTCGGCAGCAGCCATGAGAGGTGCTCGATGTTCCAGCATGCCTCCCACATTTCGTCGCAGTGGTTGTCGAGGAGGTGGTCCAGCGCCTCGGCGATGCGACCATCCACCATGTCCGCGAACATGAACGTAATCACAGTGCGTGGGATCAACCGCCCAGGGGAGGCGCTGTGCTCCTCGATGATTGCAGTCCACTGGACAACCGGAAGGTTTCTCTGTGTCTCGGTGTGTTCCTGAGAACGTGTCATGACGACCTCCTGCCGTAGCGACGAGCGCCTGTGGGTTCGTCCTCGTCTTCGATAGCGACCAGCTTGTCGTGTGCAGCGCACATGGCGCTGGCGAAGTCGCGCATCGCCTTGACCACAGCTATCGACCCATGCATGTCGGACTCTGACCATCCCTGCATGCGGCGGGTGTCCACGGCCTTGCTCAATGTCTCGAGTGCTTCCCCGATCCGTCCCTCGTGGACCTCTTGGTCGGCGAGGCTTCCTGGGTCGAGCTTGCGCCCTTCCTCGTCGAGGGTCGGAAGGAGCTCAACTGTGATGCGCGTTCTCATGTCATGTCCCCTTGTTGTGATTAACTCTGTAGAGAAGATACCGTGATGGTTTTAATCTGTCCACATATTTCTTCAACAGTGCTTTTCGGTGATGCTTTCGTCTACTCGGATGCCTCAACAGACAGCTTGTCATCAGTGCGACGTGCGGCCTGTGGAGAGACAGCTCGCTTGCGCGGGTGGTTGTGCGTCCGCTCGATCCTCTTGCGGCGCTGCACATCTCGAAGGGCGCGCTGTTGGCGCTGCTTCATCCTGCTCCTGGTGATTCGGTTGCGCTTCATGATGCCTCCTCGAGTTCATCCCTGGACTCGATGTTGATGTCGGAACTACACGTACCGACGATTGCGTGGGTTTCATTCCATGACCAGACCTCTGCTGTGTTGCGCGGGTCGGCTCCTCCGAACGTCGGGAGGTTGTCCCACGGCCCCACGCTCGGGTGGTCAGCCTTCATCAGGTCGAACAGTTCTCGCAGCGAGCTGACGAGGGGACTCACGCCATCGCACACCACAGTGGGGTCCTCGACAGTGATGACGCTTCCGGGTCCGCGCCTCCATACTCGGAGCGCTTCCCCGTTGTCCAGCTTGACCACGTTGACGCTCTGGCGAACGTCCGTGGACACGACCGTGGTGTTCTCGCGACCGTCTCTGACGACCACATCCCCTATGTTGATTTCATTCCAGTGCCTGATCATGACGTCTCCTCCTTGAACTTGACTGCGGTACCGTCTCCAGCGACCTGGGCCTTGAGCTCTCCGTCGACTCGTCGCACTCGAGCGATGGGGATGCGTACATCCTCACCTGCCCTGATGCGGCGCAGCGTGTCGTCCGCCTTTTCCTGGGTGAGGACTCCCCGGGCTACGAGCCAGTTCATCCATGCTTCGTGGTTGGTGTTCATGCTGTCCTCCTACAGGTAAGAACGATTCGAGTGTGAGAAAGCGGACACGAAAGGGTGAGAAAGTTGAGATTCATCTCTCGCCCCTGTTGTCCCACGTAGGGAACTCAGTGGCGGTCTCGATGCCGAGCAGGGCAGTCATCCAGTCCCCGCCGCTCTCCCAGTTATCTGGCACAGGGTAGAACGTACCGACAATCCTGCCCGCGTTGTACTCGAACAGCACCTCTCGACCAGCTTGGTCGGTGCCGACCAAGAACGCGCGCTGTCCGAAGGCCCACTCGAGCGCGCTCCATGGACCGTCGTGCTCGGTGACTGGGGCTTCGTCCTCGCCGTGCTGTCGGAACAGCGCCGCGCGGTTTGCCTCTCGGGCGGCCTCCTCCTTGCGCTCCTTACGCCGCATGCCGTGCTTGTCGGTGGCACCGACACGGACCCACTGTCCGTCATCGTAGTGATCGGGTTCCCCCGCCGCGTTGCGATAGGCGATCTTCGTGTGAGCGAAGTGCGCCCTGTTGGCGTTGTCGTCGTCCTGTAGCGTATTCGCCAGGATAGCCACTGTGGGCTTGAGCTTGGCAGTCAGGCGGGAGGTGCACAGCTCGTCCGTATCGTCCCCGAACGATCCACAGGCGAGGTGGATGCATTCGTGCAGCAATGCCGAGGCGACCGTCTCGCGGCTGCCCTTGCGCGATAGCCCGATTTCGTTGCGGGACCTATCGGCCCAGCCCATCACATTACCCTCGGCGACATCACTCCCCATCTTGGACAGGTCCAAGATCCGCACGCGGAGCGTGGCGAGGTCCATGGGATAGTTGTGGTGCGCGAGCACTGCGGCGCTGGCGTTGATCCAGGCGCGGATGAACTCGCGTGAGACGTTGCGGTGCTTGCCTGTGATCTTCATGATGCCCCCCAGTACGTCGGGTTGGTGCCGTTGCACTCAGGACAGCTCCACACCCCGTCCTCGGCGTGCGTCCAGCCATTCTCGATGGCGCTGGTGTAGCCGTCGCGGATTGTCGCGCAGTACTCTCCGACGACCTCCTCTGCTGAGCCGCAGCCACAGTCCAAGGCGATCACGATGTAGGGGTCCGTCTTGTAGAGCCACTTGAGTGCCTTGTGGTATCCCTTCATGATGCCCTCCTACAGAGATAAACGATGTGAGTGTGAGAAAGCGGACACGAGCCCGTGAGAAAGTTCAAGTGGGGCGGATGGGCATGATGATAGCGAGGACACAGGCACTCGCTGTCGCACGTCTCGCACGGGGTGCTATCCGTAGCCTCGGCAGCGCAGGTGGCGCACACGACCACGACCTTGGTGCCCGTGCGCATGTCGAAGCCATAGATGCTCGGCTCGCCGCACGTCTCGCACTCAGTGGCAGGCCCAGCGTGTCGATAGGTGAAGGTGGTGGTCATGTCGGCTCCCCTTGTGTGTCTGTTTGGGTGGTGTAGAGTTTATACCGTGCTGGAAATCAGGTGGCAAGTAAAAAATGAGGGGTCAAAAGTGATACGCGTTGACGTGTCAAATAATAAGCGGACAGAATCTGTCCGACTTGGCCCAAAGTCCAGGGCAACCCTGACTTATGCCGTGGTACACCTGGCGGTATCATGGTGTACCAGTCGAAAAGCCAAGGAAGAACCTGGGTTATCACCCGTTGAACCTACTCTGCGTGGTACCCGAAGTGGTACCACCCCGATCTAGGTAGAACCTGGGTTATCGGGCGGTGGTACACCTGGTACACCATTTTTACAGTACATAGACGTATATGAGAGAACTGCTTGCGGTTGGGGGTCTAATAATTTCATCCGTGTTGGTATCGTATCTGTTTGTACTCACTCCGAGCCTACTACAACCGTGAGCGCTGACCCTATGACCTGTTCTCAGAGGTGTACCAAGTGTACCAAGTGTACCAGTGATTTAATTGCTTCCTGATTCCAGTGCTTTAGAGTGTGACCGCAGACGGAATGTCGGGTCACAGGTGGTACCAGTGTTTTCGTGTTAATATATCGACATGTCAGACGAAATAATCGACACGCTGGACGAGGTGTCACCACTGTCCCAGCCGCTTGAGCTGGTTCCGAGTACGACCGTGGAGCCGACGGAGCCAGAAGTGGTCGGTATGATCATCGAAGAGGCGCAGTTTGCGAGCGAGATCGAACGTCAGGCTGCTGCGATCCGTCTCCTCGAGGCAGGATATACGATCCGTGTGGTTGCCAGGAAATTAAGTATGCGGCCTTCAACGCTCTGGAGGTGGGCCCAGAGCGAGGATGCGCGCGATGCGATGGAGAAAGGGCGTCAATTACGCGCACAAAAGATCGGCCAGGAGCTTGAACACGCAGCCGAGTGCGCAATTACGACATTAATTGACGTGTCTGCGGACGATGCAGTTAATCCGAGGGACCGAGTGCGCGCCTCGGAGGCGATATTAGACCGGTGCGGCATGGCAAATGTCGCAAATAACGACCTTGGCACCGTCGCTGTCGCTGTTGACATCGACTTTGACGAGCGATTGGCCAGGATAGTGGCCGGATCGCGCCCGCAGGAGAAATAATGTACGGATCTTGTCCCCCCGGCGCACACGATGCGCTAATTAATGCGCGCATGGACGCCGGACACCCGGATTTCACCGGTCCGACCCTCATTATCGCGAAAAAGCAGGCGATGGAGGGGCCAGAGGCCGAGTCTGCGCCCCAGGAAGCCGGTAAAAGCGCCGATCAGCTCCGGCAGATGGCCTCAGACCTCCTCGAGACTGCCGCAGAGCAGTCAGCACGCGCTGACGAGCTCAATGCGTTGGCTGATTCGCTTGATCAGCCCCAGCACGCCGAGTAGTACAGAGAAAACGGCGCCCCGCCGACTCGCACAAGGGGTAAAGGCGAACCTGCGGGGCGCACGAGTAGTTTGACTGGTCCAATCCCCGGACCACCACCAATCTACTCTGGCGTTATCATGCTGTCAAGCGTACCAACGTCCCGTCGAGCACACCCCGGAGTACCGCCCGGACTTCGTCCATGTCTACCCGGAAGACCAGGTCGTCCGACTCGGCCTGGAGGCGCTCGACCGTCTCGAGTGCGCTGGTTAGCGCCCGGCGCTCCGACTGGTCCGCCGCACCGTAGTGCTCCCGGCGATCCCGGCTCACCCGGAGCGCATCGTGCGCGTCGTAGACGTCCGCCCGGTCCGTGTACCGGCGCTGCTCGTGCCGGTCGTTGAGCTGGGTGTAGACGAGGTCATCCGTGTCGGTGATGATCTCGTTGACCCTGTCGTCGTCGTCGTACTGGTGCTCGTGGCGCACCATCTCCTCGGCCTGACTGACGAGCCAGCTAAGGGTATCGAGTGGGACGGTTACTTCTCGCATGCTTGCTCCCCTTGATTGAGCGTACGAACCCGACTTCACGCCGGGGCGCTCTGATTTAATGTTAACGAGTCTCGAGGCCGGAGTCAAGCCAACTGGCGGGGTAATCCGCCGGCTCTGCATAGCGCCGTGGTGGGCGGGACCTCCGGCCCTCGGGGCCTGGTCGCACGTGCGATGTGAGAGCTTCAATCCATGTCCGTCTCCGGGGCGCGGGGTGATCTGGGACGTAGCTCCGTGGGGAAGTGCCCCACGGGGTACTCGTCCTGTACTGTGCTGGGCCATTCGTTCCAGGCGGTGCCGGACCCGTCCGCCCGGACCCGGACGAACTGGTGGCAGCCGACGCGCCGGAGGTGTGCATAAATAAGGCCCCGTATCCTCGGGGGCGTAAGAGGGCTCCCCGTGCGGAGGTCCTCCTCCAGCGTGTACGTCTTGAATGCGGGCCACTTAGGCAGGTTTCGATTGTCCATGTTCACTCCTGTGAAGGGCACGTCCTGGTCGTTGAGATCTGCGGGAACCGAGCGCCATTCTTCCCGTGTTGGCGCTGACCACTTACCGGTCATGACGTATCGGGAATACGGGCTCATGACTACCCGGCTCAGGTTAAATGTGACGATTACGTCTCTCATGTCAGCTCCTGTAGGCGGACGTCAACGCTCAAGTAGAGCGTGCCCTTCAAGGATGGATCGGAGCGCTTGAAGCGCCCGGAGAAGTAGACATCGTCGACGTACGCGATTTCGGGGATAGCCCGCAGGTGCGTCTGGATCTTCGTCGTCCACGTGTTGACCTCTTCGGTGCGGAAGAAGTTTCCGGGGTGATCCAGTATGACCGTTCCGTTAATGAGGAGGCGGTCGTCATCGTAGCAGTCATCCACATACAGGTGAATGCTTGAGATTGCGGGCGCTTCGACGGCTTCGACTATGCGGGTGAGGGTGTTGGTGTTCATGTCAGCTCCCACGCGCAGATGATGCAGTCTTCGGGGCATGGGGCCTTCGCCCATGTGTGACCGAAGGTCCGCAGGAACCAATCGTCCGACCGCTGGGCCAACTGGTCGTGCCGCAGAGTGCGCGTCCCCAGCACGTCGGCGGCCTTGAGCAGAATGTCGATTCCTGCGAGCGCCAACTGCTCCGTTGCGAAGCCATCGTAGATGATTGGCTCGTCGTGTTCATTGTTCCAGATGCCCCAGCCCGCGATCCAAGTGTCGCCTGCCGGGTTCTCGTGCTCCCACGAATATGCTGTGAGTATGCGTGTCATGCCTGCCCCCCTATGATTTCAAAGTTGTCCCAGTTTCGATCCTGCTCACCCGTCTCTAGGTTCTCGTTCCAGAACCCCACTACCGTTCGATCCTCCTCCGGGATGGCGGCATCTTCCCGGATCCACTCCTGCATCAGGAGTGGTACGTCCGCTTCGTTGTCGAGACGCACGCTCAGCCCCTGCGGGGTGAGTGCCGTGGGGATCGCGACGACGGTGCCGGTGACACCGATGCCCAACTCTATCCAGATCGCCCCCACGATCCAGCCCCGCTCCGGGCCTGCGAAGTAGTCCTCATGCACCGACGTGAAGGTCGGTCCAGTGGTTCGGACGCGGTCCCCTATCTTGAATTTTGTCGACGGCGTGGTCATTGTCTGTTCCCCTTGTTGCTGTATTCAATCTATACCGTGACGGTATGTGGGTCAAGGTTTATTTTAAAGTTTCTTTTCTCTCTGCTTCTATGAACGATGCGGGCTCTGGAGATCGGACACGAGCGGGTGCGATTCCTGGGGTGGCTCGGGATTCTCCGGCTCTCCGGCCGCGCACAGCTCACCGGCCTGCCGGCTTCGAGCATGAGCTCCGGACGCACTTCGGCGCAGACCTGGAGGTTGTTCGGGTTCATGGGTGGAGGTCTCCGGTGTGCGAGGTAGCGGGCCCTGGACCCGCTACCCCGTGGGTCTACTTGGACCGACTACTCGGTCCGTGGTCGATGAATGCGATAACGGGACCGCCCTTCTGTGGGTCGCACATACGGCACTGGTTACAGGTGACCTTGCGTCCCTTGCGTTCGGCTGCCATCGCGGGGCAGAGCACGATACGGCGCCCCGCAGGGGTCGTCCCGTTGGTGAAGTCTGCAGGTGCCACGGTAGCAACACGCCAGCCCTGATCAGCGACCGCATCTACTTGGGAAGGATCGTCGACGCTTGCCATGAAATGGTCCTTCAACCACGCATTCGCAGGGTTAGTCCATTGGTGCGTGTACCCGACCACGTCCATACCGAGCCCGCGTACGGTCTTGAACCAGCTGCGGAGGGTATCGTGTGGGATAGCTGCGGGATCTCCTACAGCACCGAAGCGGACCATACGCGCGGACCGCGCAGCATCTCGCATCGCACGTTTGAACGTGTACCGGTCCGACTCCGGGTTACGGGCGCGGGCTCTGATCATGGAGCCATGCGCGATAGCCGGTGTCCCGTGCTGCGCGTAACAACGTGCCTTACCATCGGGCGCGTTGCGCTTGAGCAAGGGACAGCTCCCACAACTGTCCAGACTTTCGGCTCGGTCCTTACCCACCGTCAAGGTAGGGACATTGCCCGTCTTGCTGTTAGTGGTCGTGGCGGTCCAATACCAGCCCGTGACCGTGTTGGTTTGTTGTCTCACGTTGTGCCCCTTGTTTGAATGTCTACAGGTAGTCTATGCCATGGCGGTATGAATGTCCACACAATTCGTCAAGTTAATTTGGGCACTGCAATGGGCGGAGCTGTGCAACGGGCGCGCGGGTACCGCGCCTTGCCGGCTCTCCGGCTTGCCGGCCTTGCCGGCTATGACTTGACAGCTCTTGAGCGGGACCTGGTTTTTGGCGCAGCTGTGCCCTGCCCCCTCTTGCGAGGGAGCTCCAGGGCTTCGAGATGCGTGCGGCTACACGAGTCCGAGTGCGAGCAACCACGACGGGCAACCGTCGAACGTGGTACCGTCCGGTTCAATGGTCGAACCGTCCAGTGCTTCGCACACACTATCGAACACCCACACTTGCAGGGTTTCGAAGTTGGGCGTAGCGTATCGGGCACCGCGCCATTCGATCCACGCGGGTAGACCGTCGTCGTTGATAGGTCCCTGTGTTAGTTCGTCCATGTCAATCTCCGTTGTTGGGGTAGAGGTAGGCGCCCAGTGCGAGCCAAAGCCCGCACAGAGCGTAGACACACAGCCACGTCAAGACGCGTCCCGCGAGAACAGCGAGGCTCTCGCGTCTACCGTAGACACGTGCTCCGCCTTGACGCCCTCGACACGGACGTTGCCAGCCACGAGCTTTGGTTCAGTGTCGAACGTGGCGAACATATCTTGGATGTCCCCACATGCGGCCTTGACCGTCGGTCGGTGGCCGTCAACGAAGATTCGTCTGATCACGAGCGCACGCGTATCGTCGTTGACCTTGGCAGCCAATTCTACGGCGACGCTTTGCCACGGGGTTCTTTTGGATGGACGTGTCTGATCGTCGCTCACCTTGACGGTGCCCGTGATGTCATACACCACGGCCATGCCTGTCGCATGGTTCGCGATCGTGACCGTGATGTCAGCGGGGCACACGCCCGGGTCCGCACTGTCGCGCAGGTCATTCGCGTGTTTCGTTGACCATGCGGCCAACAGTTTAAAGATATAGTAGGGAAACATATGTTCTCTCCGGGGATTGGTTGAGTACCTGTATAGGTCTTAACCCATCATACCAAGCTGGCAAGGGTATCGGGTACGAATTCTGAAAATAGTTTTTCGCGAACAAAGTAGTACACAGCGTGTGCTTGTTCGCGTACGGAGTAGTGCGCGCGCACCTTGTTGTAGTGTTTTGCGAATACTCCCAGGAACACTGGCACCAGCTCCGGCGCGCGGACCGGAGCTGTCGACGGCCTATGCTGGCCTCTCCCTAACAGCTTGTTCTAATCCGACCCTTCGCCCACGTGAGAGTCCGACCCGCCACAGTCCGGCGACCCGCCGGAGGTAGAGGGTGCGGTACTCCGGTCGCCCCGCGTGCGTTCGGTGCGGAGAGCCGGAGACCCCACCACCCCCCATTGCGCGATGCCGGGCCCCTCCGGAAAGCCCCCTCAAAATCCAAGACCATTTTTCAAAAACACGATACCATCGTGTTAATCTTCGTTGCACGGCCTTAACTATCTTGGTATGCTGTGTCTCGAAGCCGGAAAGCCGGCGCCAAGTCAAACGAAGGAGAAATCATGGCATGCGGAATCTGTGGAAAGCCCGGACACAACCGACGAAGCTGCGCGGCTGTTGCAGCTGTTGCGGCTGCGGAGACCGGGCCGTTGCTCACGGAGCACTCTCTAAACAAGCCGAAGCCGACGGCGCCCGAGGTCAGTCCAGCGTCGGTAGCCTCTCAGCTCACGGACCTGACGGGCCAGCGCTTCACCTGCGAGGGCGCGCCGATGAAGTTACTGAGTCGAGACATCGTACTCACGCTCGAGGACGAAGTGATGAGGCGGCTCGACGCCCAGGTCGCGGTCGTGGCCCAGGGTGCAGCTGCCAGGGAGTTCGGCATCGAGGTGACCCGCGAGGTGACCGCTCGAGTCGCGCTGCTCAGGGGCCTGGACGTCATGGAAGCAGGCGCCGGGGTGTCGAATGGCAGACCTGACCAGGCGAACCAACCCGCCCAACAGCTTCACGAAGAAAAAGCTGAAGAGGATGCAGTGGTTGATCGTAACACGGATGGGACCATCAGGACCCCTCCGGGCTGGGAACTGTGGAAGTCTGCCGTTCCGGAGGAGCAGATGTCTGTCGATGACTACTACTCCAGCAAGGGCTGGGGACGGTGGTGTGGTCAGGTGGGCAACGAGACCATCGTGTTCTACTGGACCAACAAGGAGTCCCTGCAGGGCGTGACTCCGTACACGGAGTCGGATGAGACGGGCAAGACCATTATCGTGCAGCCGACTCCATGGGGTGAGGGGCACATCGTTCCGGCGGGCTGGGCGAGTTGATGCGCTTTGTCGAGCTGTTTGCCGGAGCAGGAGGGATGTCACTCGGACTGCAGGCTGCGGGGCACGAGCACCTGCTCGGCGTCGAGTGGGATGAGGACGCTCACACGACCTACGTGGGCGGAGGATTCGAGGGTGTTCGTGGAGACGTCAGGGACGTTGGGGTCGTTGACCGCATCGTCGCCGCGTGTGGAGGAGAGCCCCTGGACCTGTTGGCGGGTGGTCCTCCTTGTCAGGCGTTCTCGAATGCGGGGAAGCGGGGTGCGGCACACGACGACCGCAACGGCTGGCCGTGGTTCCTGAGTGCCCTGCTCAAGCTCAAGGGACAAGGACTCGGGCCCACCTGGTTCGTCTGTGAGAACGTCAAGGGGATGCTCTCGCATCGCAAGAAGGCACACGGAGGCAAGTACACGGGCGTGGTCGCGGATGACGTGATGGCGTGCCCACGATGCTACTGGGACGAGGTCTTGCTGCCTGCGTTCAGAGACACCTTCGAGTGGGTCGACTGGTGGGTCCTGAACGCAGCGGACTACGGGGTTCCTCAGCGGAGGCACCGAGTATTCCTCGTGGGTGGGCCCAGACGCATCGAGCCGCCGATACAGACGCACAGCCAACAGGCCCTGGTTCACGACAAGTGGGTGAGCAGGTCGTACTGGGAGCGCCTTGGCATCAATGCAGTGGGTGCGCCCTCCAAGGAAGAACGGCGCGTCTTGAAAAAGATGAACGGTGTGACACCACAACACGCACCGTGGAACACCATTCGACAGGCTCTCGGCCTGGAGCAGGTCGTCGGTGGCGGGAGGAATCCTCAGAGCCCGGAGCTGGCAGAGAAGCGAAAAGGGGGCAATCGCGGTCCCTGGTTCTCTGCCGTTCGGCACCAGAGTCCGTCTGCAGGAACGGTTCAACATCCTGTCGATGCGCTCTGCCCCACAGTTGGGGGGAAGGGTGTGCTCTATGCAGAGGCGGAAAAACAGGAAGGCACGCACAACCCCCACTACCACGCGCATCGACTCGAGATGCTGGACAAGCCGAGCGTAGCTGTCTGCGCCACGGAGGTGAAGGGTGCGCGCCACCAGAAGTGGACCCCCGATAAGTCTCCGATGCGGGCCAGTGACCAGATCTTTCGCGCAACGGGACGGAGGCGACTGACTGTCGAGGAGTGTGCACTCTTACAGGACTTTCCACAGGACTGGGGGTTCAACGGGACGAAGGCTTCACGTTACATGCAGGTAGGAAACGCAGTCCCGTCCAGGCTTGCCCGAGCGGTCGGTCTGGCTATCGCCAAAGGCGACGTTGATGGGAAGTAGTCCCGCCGAAGAGGCGCTGTCACTCGTGCTGCCTGCCTTGTTCTCTGCGGAGGCTCACGTGGTCAGACAGCAGAGCCACGGGAAGCACGAACAGGACCGTATCGACGCGGAAGAGTGGGTCGAGAAGTTTGGGGGTCTCATGCACCAGTTGAGAGGTTACGGCTTTAACGGAGAAGAAGATGCCCAGAGATGATTTCCAGAGACTCTGTCCGAACGGTCACCCCGCGAACGGAGCTCCTTGCGCCCACTACAAGTGTGAGAGGCGCGCGACTGTACCCGCTCCCGCACCACGGGAGACGAAACCCACTCCCCTCGAGCCGCACCCGCTCGACCTGCGCCTCGACAAGATCGAGGTCATCCACTGGGATGGCCCTCTACGAGATGGTCAGCCGCCCAGGGGCCACAAGTAGCACTCGGTCTCGGCGCATCCCTTGGCGGCTACACGCAGCAGACCCGCGACTCCGGCAGTCGTGAGGATGGACGAGTCGATGAACAGCGAGAGGTGCTCGACCTCACCGACGAGGTCGTCACTCTCATCGAGAGCGCGGAAGGCCATGTTGTCGAGGTGGAAGGTGAGAGTCTCACCCTCTGCCTTCAGACCCGTGACCTCGGTGACTCCGACCTTGAAGTTGCTGTCCTCGACGACTGCGTTGGGCGGATCGGCGACGAAGCTGTCGGAACCCTCTCCCCACATCGCGAGGAGCATCGGAAGTGTCAGGTCGAACGCCTGGCGCTCCGGGCGGTCTGTGAACGCGAGAGCCGTGTTGAGGTCATCGGCGCTGAACGAGAGCTCGTGCCTCGTGTCGTTGACCTTCGTGATGGTGCCTGCCTCGATGGCGACGACGAACAGCAGCTTCGCTGGGGTGTCTGGGCTCTGGGCGCTGAGACGGTCGGCGAAAGCACGGACGGTCTCGGCCTTGGTGTTCGTCGCTTCCTCGGCATTACCCGAGCAGGAAATGAGAGCAGCGAGCGCTACACAGGAAAATAGTCTTTGAGTCATGGTTCCTCCTCGACAGGGGTAACCCGTTAAGGAATGACCATGGATGAAGATCAGGCCTTCTTCCGCCCTCGAGTCGTCCTGGCGGTGCTCTTCTTCGTGGTGTTCGTCCTGGGCCTGGGCGTCGGGCTGGCCTTGATTTTCGCCTTCTCGGACTTGACGGCTGGTTTCGGACTCCTGGGCGCAGCGACGGGAGCGGCGACGGGAGCAGGGGCAGTGACGTCTCTGACCTGAGTGGCAGTTGTTCTCAGTGAGCGCAACATGTCCACCACAGCGGATACATCCTCGACGCCCCTCACCGTGAGGGTTCCGGCCTCCTGGCGACCGGTAGAAGTGGTCTCTACGCTGTAGTCGTCGAGACCGAGATTACGCATCGCCTGGTGCGCGAAGGCCTCGAGCGACTGCTCTCTGGTGAGCTGCATGGTGAAGTCGGACATGGTGTCTCCTTGATTACGTGCCGAAGATGCCACCTTCGGCGTCCTGTGCGGAACGTCGGAGGGCACCGAGTAGGTCATCGATTCCACGGCTCTCGCCAGTGGAGGTTCCGCTGCTCTGGCCCGTACCCATGTTCATCAGGTCGACGCTCTTGGGAACAGCCTCTGGCTCTGGCGGTGTCTCGACCACGGGAGCGGGGTAGCCTCCACGGATCATCTTGAGCGCCTGCTCTCTCGAGGCGCCTGCCTGCATCCCTGCGATGAGGAACCAGAAGGCCTCTTCGTTCGCGATGATGTCGGGAGCGCTCTCTTGGAGCCACGACTGGAACTCGTCGATGGCGGTCTCGGTCTCTTTCTCTTCGACGGCACGGGCTTCGTCGGCTCGCTTCGCTTCGGCAGATTCGAACGCCTTGAGCTGAGTCTGCAGCTCTTCGTGCTTGCCTATCTGCTCCTCGTACTTGCTCTTCCAGTTCGAGTCTGCCTGGGCACCCATCTCGTCGTACTGCTTCTTCAGCGCATCGAGAGCACCCTTGTGGGCCTGCTTGATGTCGTCGATCTCGCGCTGCTTGTCTGCGAGGGGGTCGGCATCTCCGTAGAGCCACTGACGAACGCGCTCTTCCTGGGCGGACAACTCCTTCTCCCGCGTAACCAGGCTCTGTCGCCGGGCCGCGTTCTCCTGGGAGGTCTTGGTGAAGCCGCGCTCGAAGTTCTTGTACTTGGACTCGATGCCCTTGAGTAGCGTCTCCCTGACGTCGTCTTTCAGACCCGAGAGCCACTCGGCATTCTTCAGGTCGTTGACCTCACCGTTCCAGTCGAACGCTGGAGGCGACTCAGCAGGCTCTGCAGATTCGACTGGTTCAGCCGACTCGACGGGTTCTGCGCTCTCTACGGGGGCACTCTCTGCGGACTCCGGGGCTGAACCAGCCTCGGCTACTCCGTCTACTTCGCTCATGTCGTCTCCTACATGGGGGGCATTTCAGGGGGCATACCTGCCGGCGGTCCTGCGGGCGCGCCTTCGGCGGGCGCCATCTCCAGGGCCATGGCGGCGTCTTCGGAGCTGATGTCTTCGATGGAACCAGCGATCTTCTCCAACTCCATGCGAAGCTGCATGTCGATGAGAAGTGCCTCGGCGAGCTCTTCGGGGGACATACCCTCGGTACGTCCCAGCTGCTGGGCAGCATCGTAGAGCGCACGGGCCTTGGCTTCGTCGATCTCGAGGCGCTCTGCGAGCACGGACACGTCCGGTCCGACAGGCTCGTCGCCTTCATCCTCGACGACTTCCTCCTCGACAACCTCACCCTCGAGCGGAGCTTCGGCACCTTCGGGCCCACCCTCGGGAGCACCTTCGGGCCCACCGATCTCGGCGAGGATACGGTCAACCTCGTCCATCAGGGGCTTCATGTCCTTTTCGGGGACGATTTCCTTGGGGGGCGCTTCTTCGGGCATGACTACTCCACCTGTTGGGTGAGTGCGTCCTCGTCTGCCAGTTCAAAAGCGACCGGAAGTCCGAGGCTGAGGAGGTTCTTGTTGGAAAGGTGTCTGCGTTCTCCGGTGGCACGGTCTTCGTATACCACCATATCACGATAGGCCACTTCGCCCACCTTGCGTAGACTACGCGGATGACTATCTGCCAGGCTGTGGGCCTTGTCGAGGAGATCGGGGTTCATCACTTGAGCGCCCCCACCAGCTGTGCGGCGGACTTCTGCGTGATCGTGTGGCCCGGTTCCTCGGCGCGCAGTCGCTGCTTGGTGTCCGAGATCTCCTTCGCCATCTTGTCGTTGAGGTTCAGAGACTGCTTGCTCTGCCAGGACCGGTGACGAATCTCGTCTACACGAGAGCTCTTCTCGGCCCGCGTCTCGGTCTCGAGTTCGACCCGGTGGTTCGGAAAGCGCTCCTTGATGGTGGAGACCGCCCTGTCGTACTGCTCACGGGTCTCGCACTTGCCGAGGATACCCATGTCTACCGGGACGAATGTGCCGTAGCCATCACCCTGGACCCCAGGGAACCGTCCATGCGCCCATGACACTATACGCATACCTCCGCACTCACAGGGGGGAGGCCCCTCTTCACGGTGGTAGAAAACGTCTGGGTCGATTGTACCACACTCTGTGCATTCCAGGCCGTTGGCGATGAAGCTCATGGTTACTCTCTCGCTGCGTCGGGGTGATCGGTGATGTTGATGACGTCAGAAGACTCTGGATCTTCGAGGAAGTAACGAGTTATGTCCTCACCCACGACTTCGTGCATGGTCCACCCAGTACCTCTCCAGTCTGGATGATCGGAGGATTTGATCGTACCGTGCGCCTCTGGATCGTCTCTACGAACTGCGAGGTCTTTTTTGGCACGGGAGCTTGCCTCGTGTGGCGGTGATTCGTTGTAGATGTTCTGTTCTTGATGAGTGTAGTAGTCATTGAGCAAGTGACCGAAGACTGACGCGTATCCTTCTTCCTCACGCTTCTTCTCGAGCGCAAGCCGCCCTTTGTCTATGTCAGCGTGGCTCGAGTCGAGTATTCCGTAGAAACTAGCTACGCCGCCTGGAAGCGGGGGCAGTATCTTCGACCCACCACCACCGACGATGAAGTTCTCGCCTGTGCCCGAGGTGAACTCTGCCTGGAGTTGACCAGATGGATCTCTACTCAGGTACGTGAGCTCATAGTTCGTGCCGGGGAGCATGCTGCCTTGAGCAACCTTGACTGGACCATCCGGGGTCGAGAACTCTGCCCAGGGCAGGGACTTGTCGGTTTCGGTGAGACTATGCCGCTGAATCGCGACGTTCTTGAGCCGAGGAGGTAGCTCAGCTGTGGCGCCCCAGTCTATGCTCGTGGGCTTTTTGGAGGGTGCGAGCCTCGCTGCCTGTGCGTCTTGTCCGTCGATGCGCCACTGGTTGAGTAGAGCGGTAGCTTCGTCTGCCATGACTATCCATACCTCGAGGAGTCATCCAGAGCTCCGGCGAGGGAGGCTTGAATGTCAGGATTCTTGGGGTCGAACATGCCCTTGTTCTTGAGGCTCTTGATCTGGGTGGGGTTGAACACCGCGTAAGTGAGCCCCGTATCTGCTGCGTCTTGCATGATAAGACCATCGTAGCCGCGCAGTTCAAGCTGAGGCACGATGACATTTTTCCAGGCGTTTGTGGCTCTTGCGTCTTGTGTCTCTCGCCAGAAGTATAGGTAGTTTTCGTCCTTAGCTGCTTTAATGGTGCGTTTGACGTACTCTCTCGCCCACTCAGGCATGTCGGCAGACGCAAACTCAGGATCGAGGTCGGCAATGACGTCAAGGCGTTTTCTCAGATCCAAAGGATTTCGGAGAGCGATATAGCCTTGGGTGACGAAGTTTTCGTTGATGTCATCTAAGATGCCTGAATCAAGAGCGTCTTCCCAAGCGTCTTCGGTACTTATGTCAACGCCGAGACGATTTTGGCTGTAGCTTGCTGCGACGTCTTGGTTAGGCGTAAACCAGAAAAGACCGCCTGCTTTTTCTTGCTTAAACTCTCTGAGATTTGGGGTGTCGCTCCCGTGGTAGACGACCAACGGCTTTCCAGCATCGTCTACCACTACCGACTCACCGAACCACTTCTGGAAGTAGGGAGATCCGTCTTCGGGATCCAGTGGGTTGATGTCTTCGTCTATGATTTTCTGCCACAGCTGCTTGGCCTCGGCAGCCTCGCCGAGCATCTGCTTGGCCGCAGTCTGGGCAGCCTGGTCGCCCTCCTGGGCAGCCTTGAAGGTCTCGGTGACCTTGGGCGCGATTGTGGTTGGGGGTGAGGGGAGGTCGCGCGCTCCTTCGGCTACGGGTGCGGCTGATCGAGTCAACCCCAGAAGCTCATTCTTGACTGCCTCGAACTGCTTGTCGGTGAGTCGGCCTTTCTCGTAGGCGGCAGCAACGTGTTCAAGTTGACTGGCTAGGCTGCCTTGAGATCTGGCGGCATCTACAGCAGCGCTTACTTCTGGGCCGAGCCTTGCTCGGACTGCCGCATCCTCGACACGCTTGAACAAGACCTTTTTGTGCGCTCCGGCAGAGACACCCAGCTCGTGTGTCGCCTTCATCACCTCGGCAAGAGCGTTGCGGTCCTTCAAGCTTACGCCGAAGACATCGGCAACAGCTGCGAGGAGCTCGTTCCAGACTGTCGTGATTTTGCCGCCCGTGGTGGGGAGCTCGATCTTCTTCAGTATCGCCCGGAACTCTGGATTGGAGAACGCTTCTGCGATGAACTCGTGAGAGTTTGTGAACCCGTATTCTTGTATCTGACTCTCGATTTCTGTGAGCCCAGGAATACGGGCCCACGGCCACCGTAGTCGCGGCGTAGATTGACTTGCTTCCGCCGCCCGACGACCTAATACATCCTTCGTCTGCTCGAAGATTTCTTCGATTCTGTCGGCAGCAGCGAGAGCGCGTCGTCCTTCCGTGGTTCTCTTCAAAGAGTTCAGCAGGGTTACTGCATGTTGCCCTCTCCCACCCATGGAGATGACTCGCCCCTTAGCGACTTGGGCTGCGTCGAGAACTTGAGTAGTCACTCCGTGCAGAATCTCATGGACAACGACGCTGGGTTCGTCAAGACCCGTGGTTTGAAGCAAGGCGATGGCATGGAAGTCAGGGGAGTAAAAAGATCTCCCCGATTTGATAGAGCTGGCTGTGCCCACAAACAAGCGACGATGCTCGATGGGGGCATCGGCGATTCCCTCTATGTCGTTGACGACATGGACAGGTATATCGTCTGCGCCTGGGAAGCTCTTGAGGTACCTCGCGACAGTTGCTGCCTGCTCGTCGAATCGCGCACTTCTTTCAGGGAATCTCGCGTGCTCAGGTGAAGCACGTGCCTTTCCGCCCGGCTTGATTATTTCGTCGAGCAGGGTATTCGAGTCTGTCACCATGTAGCGGGGGCGATTCGTGGCGATACCCTGGCGCGCCGCGACGTCCCATTCGTCTACATACTTCGCCTTCGTCTTGGCTGTCTGGGTGACCCAATCATCGGTTTCGCGGATTACACCGGGTGGTGAGGCACGAACCGCCGCCTCGGCTACGGGTGCGGCAGGCGCTGCTTCTGCGCTTCTTTTTAACTCACGGTATTCATTTTTAAGCATCGCTCGCTTGAATCCGTAAACTCCTCGACTCGGCGGAACTCCGGTCCGAGAGCTGGGGAGAAGCGGCGTACCATCTACTGAGATACCTGTGCCGAATGTGACGAATCTGCTTCCGTCTTGCCTCTTGACCATAAGCTGTGTTGTTGGTCTGGCTCCTTTTGCGGGAGTCTTGTCGTATGGGGGAAATCGGTCTACTGGACCAAGGACTTGAACTTGTTCGTCGCCGAATGTTGCCTCGACTGGATATTCGCGGGTGTGCATTTTATCGAGGGCCGTGTCTGCTTGTTGCTTGTATTCGGCTTTGGTCGCCTCATCGAGATCTTCCCAGTAAGTGACGCCCGGTTCGCGTGGTTTTGCTCTGGCTTCAAGGAACTCATCCCAAGAAGGTAGCTTCTTGGCTGCACGCGCGGCAGGCGCCACCTCGGCTGCTTCCCTCGCAGCTGTGACGATGGGCCCGACAGGCGGTCCGACAACTGCAGCCATGCCGCCTAATGAGAGGGCTCCCATAAGCCAGTCGCCTTCCTCGATGGCTTTGTTGAAGTAGTCTGCGTCGATGGCGTATCCGAGGGACGGGCTTGCGGCTCCCCCGAGTACTTCAGTCCACGCCTTTGCGCTGGGTCCGATCTCGAACTCTCCTTCGAGACCATAGCGCTTGGGCCACTCCCCGGGCGGGCGTTCGTCGAGGGGCGTTGACTCTACCGATTCACCTGTGGTGGCTCGTCGATAGTGCTCTGGGCTGGCGTAGACACCCTCGGGGCCGGGCGCGTCTGCGACGGAGGGCTCCTCGGAGATCTCCTTCTTGCGCGACTCCATGACGGCTCTCCAGGCGTCTCGCTGCTTCTGCGTCATGTCCGGGGGCTCTTTCACCGCACCGCTGGGGCCCGGCAGGTCCACTGCTGTCGGAGGTACGACGCGCTGCACCAGATTGCCGTACTTGTCGTAGACCTCACCCTCCTGGCGCGGCCTCTGGGGAGCCTTCTCGAGAGCACGCTCTGGAGCAACGCCACCGCGCATCGCGTAGGCGGCTTCGCGGCGAGCATCTGCGAACGCCTTCTCCTCTGTCTTGTCCGAGGGCACGAATGGCTTGGGCTCTGCGTCTTCCTCTTTCGCCGCATCTTCGCGCAGTTTGCGAAGTCGCAGGTCGAGGTCAGGGGTCAGGCCATAGGTGCTCACTTGGCGCCTCTGTAGCGAGGAGTGATTTCTCCAGGCCTCACATCCATCGGGGAGACAGCTTCGCAGGGCTGATCCGTCTCGTACTCGCCCTCGGGCTGAAAGTGCCTGTCGTAGTCCTTCAGGTAGAAGCGTCGTCGGTTGAAGCTTCGAGAGGCCCCTCCGGCTTCTCGGTGGGAGAGCACCGTGTAACCCACGGTCACTCCAGGGAGACGGCTACGGGGAGGCTTTGTTTTCGTCGGAGCGAGCCATGAACTCTCACGCACGTACTCCATGTTCTCGATAGGCATGAGCCAGATCACTTCGGATTCTCTGGGGTTGACGTTCATTACTGTCTCCGGGGTTAGGTGACTGTCCGGCCTGCCCAGCTGAAGCAGACTCGCATGGACGCGCACTTGAAGTTCCAGGCCTGGCAGTAGCCGAGCTCTCCGCCCTCGATGGCTCGTTCGGGGTCACCCTCTCCACCGAGTCCGGTCTCGATGCACTGGAGCATCTGCGGAGTCTGGATGAAGAAGGTGCAGCCCTCGCAGCGCATCGACATCACGTTGTCGACGGTGTCGTTGAACTTCTGGGCATAGATCTCCCAGAACGGCAGGTTCTCACCTACGTCGTCGAGCTGTGGATTGACGGGACCGTACTTGGCTTCGTCGATGGCTTTCTGACGATGCTTCATGTTCAGGACGATGTCCTGCGTCACCCGAGGGCACCTGTCCGTCTCACGGGCGTCCCGCTTCGCTCGGTCGATGATCTCGTGTGATGTTCTCGCCATGGTGTCCTCTATTTGGCGGGTGCGCCTTCACGGATGGGTGCCCCTCCGCCTGCGGCGAGAGCTTCTTCGGGTGATTCTTCTCCACCACCGCCTGCCAACATCGCCAGCAGTTCTGGCGGGATGCCTTCTGCACCACCTTCACCGTTTGCGGCGACAGCAGCACCACCGAGGGCTTGCTGCTGGGCTGCTTCGGCCTGGGCAGCGGCTGTGGCTGCGACGTCTTCTTCGGGCAGCAGGATGTTGGCGGGCATTCCAAGTCCTGTGATGAGCTCTTCGGTGAACCGTCTTATGTCGACGTTCGGATTCTGCATCAGGAAGGGCAGCAGGTTTATCATGGTCTCGGCGAGAACACTGGGGTTCTGGCGGATGGGGTTGTAGCTGACCATGGAGAAGCTGACGTCCACGTCGTGGATGTCGGGCAGGTTGACGGTCGCCCAGCGACGGTTGCCCGCGACCCGGACCATCTTCTCTTCCTTCATGTACTTGCGGCACAGGTAGAAGGCCTTCTCACCCACGCTCTCGAGCGCAGCGTTGACATGACCCTCGCGGGTCGCCAACCTGGTCCGCATCTGGGCATCGATGATTGCCATCTCGGTAGCCGTCCTGGCACCTGTGACCTGACCTCGTGCAGCCTCTGCCAGGGCGCTGATGAAGGCGGCATCGTCTTCCTGTCGAGCCGTGAACTCCTTGACGCCCACAGGGGTCTGGGGCTGAGGCATCTCGTAGAACAGGGTCGCCAATGTGCGCAGGGCTTCGCTGTTCTCGGGGCTGATTCCGATGAAGCTACCGCTGGACGCCTCGACGGCCTTGTTGAGGTCCTCTTCGCTGATGCGCCCAGAGTCGTAGAGGATCCTCGGAATCATCAGGTAGACGATCTGCTTCATGTGTGTGAGCAGGTCGTTCACGGTCTCCTGTTGACTGAGGACGAGCTGGACCTCGCTCAGTCCCAGACAGTCCACGCCCGACTGGTTCAGTGAGAACATGGAGTAGGGGATGTAGTCGATCTCGTCCTCGAGCACGATGGTGTCGGCCTGCTGGACGTAGTGCTGCACGATGTTGTGCTCGCGGTCGTAGTACTCCCAGACGGTGACCCACTGGAACGCATCACGGACGGAGTTGGCGTTCTTCTGGTTGCTGCCGCCCAGCATCCACGAGGGATAGCGGTCGGGCTGGATGTCTCCCATCCGGTCGATCTTGTACATGCCCGACTCGACCCGCTTCTCGAACTCCGACCAGGGAAGCACGGTGGCCTCGAGCCAGTAACGAATGTCGTCCACGTCCCGGACGGTCAGGTCGAAGAAGATGGCGGACGGGTCGACGACCTTGATCAGGGGCCGGTCGAGGGTCTGGCTCCAGCCTGTCTTGAAGATGCCTCGCTTGCACAGCACCGCATCGATGAGTGCTGTGGCGGCACGGCTCCGCATCCGGTTGGTATCGAAGATGTACTCCAGTAGGCCGTTGACTGCGGGGAGCGCCTGCTGGCTACGCGGGTTGCGCGGGGTCGCCGCGACCTGGGGGTTCGGCCCGAGCAGTGCACTGATGGCTGTGTCCGCGATGGCGTAGATGAGGTTCTTGCTGCAGAGCATGCTTCGCAGCTGACTCGTGTCGACGAGTGCGCCCTCCGAGGCCTGGTTCCAGAACTCGCCACGGTAGTAGCGACGAGCCTTGTCGAAGGACTGCTTCTCGTATTGGTCGTAGTACCGGCGATGGCGGTCGATGAGGCTCGATAGTTTCGGAGTCAAGGTCTACTCCTCGCGAGGCGCTTTCGCGCCACGAATGTGAGCAATCTTCGGAGCTGTCCCCATCGCGGAAGCCCGCAGCCCTTTAACATCGACCCCAGCCGCGACGTCACGAGGCGGGAGGCCCCATATGTGGGCTACAACATCGTCAAGTAGTGTCGCTGCGGGAAGCCCGTAGCGCTCTGCCAAGCCTTTTTCGTTGGCGAGACGCCGCACATGGTCCATGTAGGCTTGAACCTTATCTGGGTTCCAATCAGGCGGCGGAACTTCAGGAAGCTTCTCTGCAGACGCAGGCGAAGGCGCTTGCGTTCTAGCCTCGGTTTTCATGTTGTGGATGATCTCGTCAGGTGACTGCGTGTATTTGGGGGACATCACTACATCCAGTTGCGGGGAGGGGGCTTGAAGGGGTTCTTGCGCTGATTGCGGTTGTGGCGATTGTACCGGTCGAGGTCCGCGATTGTAAGCTGACCGGGATGCCGCTCATTAACCTCTTCTAGGTTATCTGGCGTGAAGTGGCGACGGGACAGGATGTCGGCAGCCATGACAGCGGTTCTTGCGCGGTCGAAGTGGTGGGTCTCGCCGTCGAGGCCCTTCACTCTCTTCTTGCGCGAACCATCGTAGTTCAGCAGCTGGTGGAGCAGTCCCCTGGACCGGAGCTCGATGTCTTCCTGTCGGAGCATCCGAACCAGGCGAGCCTCGGCTTCCTGAATCCGCTTGTCGGTGGCGTACCAACCAGGATGGTTGCGGTTGGTCCACAGCAGCTTCTTGCAGCCGCCGTCCTTGAGCAGGGCGATACAGGCCGTGGCGTTGGACTCCACGGCGAGCAGGGCGTTGTTGTACCGGGCCTGGACCTGCAGGAGTCGTCGGGAGAACCGGTCCGGTGGTTCTCTGTCCTCCCAGAACGCAACCTCTCTCCGCGTGATGGCGTTCCAGACAGTCAACGCACTCTTGTCGCCGTCTCCACCGAACCCCGCAGGGTCTGCAGTGATGACGTACTTGTCCCTGGGCTCGGGGGCGTCGATCTCTCTGCAGCCGGACAGGGCTACTGGAGGATCATTGACCGCACGTGCCAGGAGAGGCTTCAGTATCTCTATAGGCATAACCGGTGCGAAGGCGCCGAGCCAGCCATCATAGGGGTCTGAGGGGTACTTACTCGAGAAGAGTCTGGAGTCCCCTGCGAACTCGGTCTCGAGGGCGAGTCGGCGGAACGCCAGGTTGTCGAGAACCATGCCCGGGTGCCTCGACATGTATGTCTTTTCTTCTTCGGTGGGGACGAAACCGGCAGGGCTGACTCGACAGCTGGGGTCGTGCCACCACTCGAGGAACAGAGAACTGAAGCGACCTCGCCCCTCGAGAGAAGACTGCCACATCTGCTCATGGTGACTGCCAGATCGTCCCGGCGTGGACTCCAAGATGACGCGGGCGTTGGGCCGTTTGTTCAATGTCGGGAAGATGTTGATCGCGGCTTTACGCTGCCACTGAGCTTCACCGAACTCGGTGATGACGAGGCGGTCGATGGAACGACCGATGGCAGGACTGCGTCCACCTGCAGTCAGGATCTTGATGGCGCCTCCGTGACAGAAGTGAATCTGGGTCGCACCAGCCTTGCGCCCATGAGCCAGTGGCATCTTCACGTCTTCGGGGAGTCGGTGGTAGGCAAACAGGATGCGCTCGAAGATGTCTTCAGCGGTGTCCTGGCGCTCTGCAATGAGTAGGCCCTTGATGCCGTTGAGGTACATACAGTCACGCAGCAGGAGCATGACACTGACGGTTGTGATCTTGGCCTGCCTGAACTTGTTGACCATGACCCAACGGTGGCTGCCGATAGAGTTGAGGAACTGCATCTGCGTGTTTGTCGGGTTCATGTAGCCCATGGACTCATCTTCTCGGATGATCTGACACATGCTCACGAAAGCAGACGGCGTGGAGAACATGGCTTGTATCTTGCCCATGTGCAGGCCGGGCGCTTCAGCGAAGTCGGCACCACCAGACACACTGGTGCCTGTCACAGGCTGAATCAAGCTGCTCATGATGAGATGGTATCATGGAGTTAAGGAGGAAGCACTGTGTGCGTAGTCTTTCCCTCTTGGGTATAAAGAGGTACAGTTTCTTGCAGGAGCCATCATGGCAGAGAAGTGGATCAAGGGCGCAATCAAGGAGCCGGGTGCTCTGCGTAAGTCCCTGGGCGTCAAGGAAGGCGAAACCATTCCCAAGGATCAGTTGGCCGAGAAGAAGGCTGAACTCGAGGAGAAGGCTGAGGGAGACAAGACACTGACTCCTACGCAGCGCAAGCTACTTCGACAGATCAACCTGGCGCAGACTCTGGCCGGAATGAAGAAATGACATCTCCAGCAGACTTGTCGGCACAGCAGGTTCAGGAAGAGAACCAGGCACTGACGGATGAACAGCGCAACATGGTGAAGATGGCGCTGGCCGAGGAGGCGCAGCTCGCTGCACAGGCGCAGCTGCCTCAAGTGTCCGCTACGGAAGAGACGTTGACAGGTGCGGGCAAGACGCTTTCGTCGGCGGCAAAGGGTGCGCAGATCGGTGCCGCGCTCGGTACAATCGTCCCTGGAGTGGGTAATGTCATCGGGGGTGCGATTGGGGCCGGTGCGGGTCTCATTGGTGGAGCGGCTGTTCGGGCCGCGCAGAAGAAACGCGGGTATTAATTCCCAGAGGGTCAAAAAATAGACGCTCACCCTTGCGCCGATAAATCCGCCGTGTAAAGATAAATACGCACCCAATGGCGCGGGTAGCTCGAGAGAGTCCGTTGATAGACGCCACGGGCAGGCAACCACGCATTTCCTGACCCTTTCTCAGGCTGAGCACTTCTTGGTGCTCGCCCGGAGTAATAATGTCTATCACGACTGAAGTTCTCAACACTACGTTTGCGGACCTGAGGGGGCCCCTGGTCAACTCGTTCGTTCGCAGCAATGAGCTCTTCGACGCATTGATGTCCAAGGCCCGTATGCCCATGGAAGGCGGCTCATATATCGAGCGGACTTTCTCGGGTGGTGCTCCTGCACGCGGTGTCGGCATCTACGTCGGCGACGAACTCCTCAACATGACGCGACGTCAGCAGATCAAGAAGTATCAGGTCGAGCCACATCGCCTGGTGGTTGCTGTCAACATCCCCAAGAAGGAGTTGATGTTCAACAGCGGCAAGCTGGCTATCGTGCGCCTCATCGAGGAGTACCCAAAGACTACAATGGACGCCGCTCAGGCCGACATCAACGCCTACATCCTGACAGGTTCCAGTCGCGGTCTGGTCTTCCAGACTGCCGAGCTCCGAGGCCTCCTGACCCTCAACGGTCAGATCTCCTCGGGTATCGGTACTGGGGTCACCAACGGACTTCTGGACTTCTCGACTCCAGCTACGCAGACGGACACCGTCCAGAACGTGGCCAAGTCCAGCAGCTACTTCCACTTCAACAACTACGGTGCGATCACGGCCTTTGCCACTGACGGCATGGCTACGCTCCGGAAGACGTACCGCAAGTGCGCGCACTACGCGGGTGGAATCGGCAAGGGTCCTGACCTGTGCATCATGGATGACGACACCTACACCAACTTCGAGGAGAGCCGTCTCAACCTCGTGCGGGTCAAGGTCGTCGAGGACAAGACCGAGAAGTCCAACATGCTTGGTCTCGATCTCGGTGTCGCCAAGGTGTACAGTTCCATCGACCTCGACCGGAGTCTGTTCACGACTCCTGCCGACGTGGGTGTGACCTACATCCTGAACACCGACTTCATCGAGTTCCCGCTCCATGAGGCTCCCCAGATTGGAGAGTTCAAGGAGAGGGTCGGAGATCAGGACGTTGTGACCTCGATCTTTTCGATGCAGGGTAACCTTATCAGCACGAAGCTTCCTGCCCAGGGAGTGGTTGCTGGTGGCTCGGCTTAGGAGGCCCTCATGTCATACGGAAACCAGTTCAAGTCTGAACCACTCACTACGACCTACACCACTGAGCAGTATCCTCTGGGTACGATCTTCGTTCAGCAGGCGGATGAAGTTGCTGCGGCGACTCACACTGACGGCACAACCTCGTTGGGCCTGAAGGGTGATCGCACGTGGATGTTCGTGCAGGCGGGTGTGGCAGTAGCTGCCTACGACGCCTGCGTCATCAACGCAATCGCAACGCCGCTCGTTGTGAAGCCTACGGATGCCTCAGGCTCTGCCAACTATCTCTTCGTTGGCATTGCGCAGGGTGCAATCGCGCTCAACAGCTACGGGTGGATCGTCGTCCGAGGTGAGTGCGTCGTCAAGGGAGCTGCAGGCATCACTGCCGGGTTGCTGCTCGATACACATGGTGGAACATTGGCCGGTCAGCTCGATGATGACACTACTGTGGCTCAGCTCGTCGGGCGCGCTCTCACGGCTACGGGTACTCCGGTTGCCGCGACTGTGGCTGCTCGGGTTCCCCTGCTGTAGATAGCCTCGAAGCTACCTGCGTGCTACACTGGGCACCTGAGGGGGCAACCTTTCAGGTGCCCAGTCTCGTCTTGGAGGCGTGAATGGATGTATCTCTCGGCGCGCTAAGAGACCGCCTCTTCAGTTTTCGTTCCTGGGACAGCTCTGGTTCGACGCTGAACAAGCGAGTTCGTGATGCGTTGAACACTGCCCTGGACCGGCTGGCTGGTGATGTGCCAGAGGCCCTGGTCCCTGACGAGGAACACGTTGTTCTCTACGCGGATGCGCTGGGCACGGACGCGGACATCGATGCGCGGCTGAACTCTACAGCTGACCCTCGCGTGCTCAAGTTCTCTGACTCGTCGTCTGCGGCTACCGCTATCTCGTCTTCATGGACACCCTCGGTCGATGGGACCTGGGATGGTGTCATGCACCTCGAGGTCAAGGACCCATCGGATGTCTGGCACCGTCGCCAGTCTCGCGAGTGGTGGCTCGACAGTGGCTTCTACTACGTCACCATCGACCGTCCGTGGAGGAACGCAACCGACACGTTGATGGAGTTTCGCGCCCACCAGCCCGAGTTCTTTG